TCGGGCTATTCGCCTTATCCCAGCGCCCGGCGGCGGCTTCGCGGAGCACGTATTGGCGGAAGCCGTGGACGAGCTTCGAGCCGCTAGGCGCGTAGAGCACGCCGTCAAAGTTGGCTGGGTCCGCGCCCGCCGTGTCGCGCCACCCGGCGAGCCCGTGCGGCTCCGTGTAGACCGGCCCGAAGGAGACGCGCGGGTAGATGCGGATGACGTTGACCGGATTAGCGGCGCGAAGCGTCGCCACGGTGTAGAACTGTAGGCGGTGGTCCGCCACGCGCCGGGTCCGCTTCCCGCCCACAATCGGGTTATTGACGTTGCTATCGCCGTCCGCACAGTAGAAGCCTTCGGGGAGCACGCGCGCCGCGCGCTTCGAGTAGCCGCCCGGATGGTACTCCGCCGCCATAATGAAGTGGCCGGCGAGATTGGGGCCGGCGTCTTCGCCTTCGCCGGTCAGTGCGTCCCGCAGATAGTGGGCGCGGTCGAAGAGGATGGCACTGACCGCCGGCGCGGCGCTACTCGCCTTCATGAAGTCGAGCCACGCGCCGCCGCTCCACGTGTCCAGCTTAAAGCCGTCGTTATGGATGGCCTGTGAGAGCTTCCGCATAGTGGTCACGCCGGATGGGTCGCACAGATTGGCCGCGCGCATGCGGTTGTGCATTTGGTCCGTCGCCGTCTGCCCAGCCGTCGCCACGCCCCGGTACTTCTGGTCCGCCCAGCACTCCGCCATGGCGCCCGCGTTGGGTCCGCAGTCGCCACCGTGGCCAAACTCCGATTCACTCCAAATCACGCCGGGAAGCATGCGCCTCACTCCTTCCGCTCCGCGCATTCTCAAGATAAGCCGCTATATTATGCACACTACTTGAGAATGCGCGGTAAAAGCGCGATGGCGAGCCCCACCGCCCATTGGCCGATGGAGCACAGCCCGAAGAGCACACCCATAACGGTAGCCGCGATGGCAATATCTGAGCGCCGGCGGTCCCGCGCCCGGTCCGGCGCGGATTCGAGCGTGACCAACCGTCGCGTTACGTCTTCGAGCCGCTCCGCGTCCACCGGGCGGCGCGGCATGCTCTCTAGCCGGTCTTCCATGCGACCCACGCGCGCCGTCAAGGTGGTAAGCGCGTCTGTCGTGGCGAGCTTGTCCATTCGCGCGAGAAGCTCCCGGCGTAGCTCGCCTATCAGCGCGTCCATACGCTCCATTACAGAGGCGTAACCGGGCGGCGTCGCGGTCTCCATAGCGGTCTCCCTGTCGTCTTGGGCGGCTTACGTAGCTACGTCGCCGCGTGGTACGTCCCGTCCGCGTTCTTGACCAGTATTTGACGCTCTGGCTTGCTCGTGTCGCCTTGCGTGACGAAGGCGAAGCGGAGCGGCTCGCTTGCGTCTCCCTGGACCACATGCGCGCCGCCTTGGGCATACGTCGCGTAGGCGCCGAGATGCTCCGCCGTGTCCACGCTCGTCCCCAGCTTGCCCGGCGCGGAGATGTCCGCGCCCTGCTTGTGGGTGGTCCCGCCGCCCGTCGTGTCCGTGCTGTAGTCGAAGGTCCGCGCCGGGTCCCGCCAGAAGCCGAGATAGTAGGAGACGCCGGCGGAGACGCTTAGCGGGACGAGTAGCGCCGCCGTCTGCCACGCCTGATTCCCCACGCCGGTCCCGCCGCCGCTCGTGGTGAAGGTGGCGGACCGGGCTAGCAGATTGCCGGACGCATCCCATACGCATAGCGCGGTATCACAGGGAGTGGCGCCTTGTCCGGCGCCGTAGACACTCAGCGTGTCGATTACGCCATCTTGCGGCGCCGTGGCGAGCGTGCCCACTTGGTTATCCGTCCCGGTATTCTGATACCAGAGGTTATTGGGCACGCTCGTACTGCCAAAGGTGGTCATTGTGGTGGCTCCCTATGCGTCCTTAATCCATGCCGAGCCAACGCCCAAGCCAGGGTCCGCGCTCGCCACGCGGATTTGGCGCCCGCCAATCATGTCCGCGTCTAGCCCGCTCCCGGCGCCGTCGTTATTGGCGTGCCACACCTTGTAGTTTGTGGCGGCGGCGCTCGCGTAGATGGTCCCGGCGCCCGGACCCACTTCGAGCAGTACCACGCCGTCTGTCACGTTCTTGATTTGCAGGGAGCCGGCGGTGGTGATGATAAAGTCAATCTGCTTGCCGTCCGTCGCTTTCAGCGTTAGGAAGGTCTTAGCCGCGCCGCTTAGGGCTAGGTCAACTTCCTGTTTGGCCGTAAAGACGTTGGCGCTAGCGAGCTTCGCCGCCGTCGTGTCCAGGGTCGCTATGTAGGCGTCCATCGTGTTCAGTAGCGCCGCGTCTACCGGCGTGGACGTGCTCGGATTGTCCACCCAATTTACTCTGGTATATGCCATGGCCGGCTCCCTTCGAGCGTCGCGCTAGCTGTAGGTATCCGTGCGCTGGATACTAAGACTCTCCGTACTCGTCTTCGTGTGTGAGTAGAGCACGCGCGCCACCATGGCGCCAGAGCCCGGCGTGGCAGTGGCGGAGGCGCCCGCAAACCATCCAAGCTCGCCTATGGCCGTCCCTACAAGCTGGTTAGGCGCGACATTGGCCGTAGACGTGAGCACACCAGCGGAGCCGCTGGCGTAGCTCGTCATGGCGACGCGGAGCGCCTCCGCGCCCAAAGCCGTATCCGTGGCGGCGGGCGCGTTCGTCCCGGTCCCCACGCCTACCCACTTAAGCGTCCGGTCCGTGATGGCGCCGCTGTAGCCGTCCCGGTCCAGGTTCTTGCCTACGTTGGTGATAAGGTTGTGGAACGAGTCCACGACTACCAAGCCGCTCTCTTCGTCGCGGCGGACCACGGTAATCAGCCCGGCGTGTCCGTGCTCCGCTTCCACGCCATGGAAAAGGCGGAGCACTTCGCGCGCTCCGCCTTCATATTCGAGCCGGCGCCCATCCGGCATGGTCAGCCGGATGATACCCGGAGCCTCTCGCTTCCAGAACATGCGCGCCGCCTTCCTGTCTACGGGTAGAGTGTGGGAGATGGATAGAGCGTGGGAGATGGATACGACGCGGGATAGCTCGTCACAGTGACGGACTCGCTATGGCCGTGGCTCTCCGCGTAGAGCACCGGGACCAAGAGCGTCCCGGATTGGCCTACGCTTACCGTGTCTATCCCGTCCGTGCCCTTGCGTGCCAGCGCGTTCCAAAAGCTCTCCCACGTTTGGTCATAGGGTCCCACGATAGCGTCCACCGTATACCACGTATGGAGCCCGTCCAAGTCCTGGACCTTCACGGAGCTTATCAGCATTTGGACGCCGTTGAGGTTGTGCCATGGCACGTAGACCAAGGCCAGTTGACCGGACGCGAAGCCCTTAACCATGGTGGCAAAGGTGAGCTTACCGCCCTGGAGCGCGTAGCGGCTGAGCTTCCCGCCGGCGAATTGGGCCAGCGCCGTGCTATTGTCCAAGCCCGCCACTGTGTCCACTTCCTCCACGTAGCCCGTGGTCCCGCCGCCCTCCGTCGTCTGCATGTCGGTTACTGCGCCGTAGTCCTGGGCCACGTAGACCGTATCCACAATCCCGTAGTAGCTGACCACAAGCGTATCCGTGGAGAGTAGCGCCGCCGCGCCGGAGTCTTGGGCCAAGACGTTATCCCCCTTGGACCAATACCAGTCTTTCCCGGAGTCTAGTCCCTTAATGCCAAGGGTCTTGCTCGTCCCGTTGACCGTGAGGGACGTGGGGACGCGCGCCACCGGGTAGCGCAGTGCGACGGATTGGGCGGCGCCATCCCCCTTGTAGGTCTCCGTCTGCAATATGGAGATGTCCGTGGAGCCGGTTAAGTATTCGCGGTTGCGGTAGCCGTCGTTTCCCGTCTCATATTCCACCGTGCTCTCCTCTTCGAGCACGGAGCCACTTGTGAGCGTCCCGTCTATCACGCGCGGCGCCACGAGCGCGGACCGCGCCCGGAAGTAGAGCCGCTTCGCGCGGTCAATGTTCCACCAGAAGTCCGCCACTTCCGCCAGCTTGTCAATGCAATCGCTCACACGAGCATAGCCAAAGAGCGCGTTTGTGACGGTTGGTCCGTCTTCGATTTGGCTAGAGCGCACCGTTACGGTCAGGTCCAACAAGACCGGGGTAGCCGCGCCGCTATTGCCACTGGCGAGCGTCTCCCGGACCAGGATGGTTTTTCCCGTGAGCAGGGTCCCGCCGGATTGGATGGTGAGCGACTGGAAGTGCTCCACTTGCCCGGCGGTCCCGTTGCCGCCGTTGACGGCGACAAAGCCGGCGGCGGTCACGCCAGTGTCCGTCACGCTGATAACCACCACGTCGTCAAAGCTGGCGGAGATGGTAGACCCGTGCGCGGAGAGCTTCACGCGATGGAGCGCCCCGCGCGGGAAGCTGACCGTAGCTGTCCCCAGGCTCGAATTGACGCCGGCGACGGTCTTGGACAGCGTAAGACTTGTGGCGCTCCATCCCGTGTCGCCGCTATCGTCGCGGAAGCGGAGCCGGTAGAAGTTTGTCCCGCCGCCGTCGCGCCGGACTTGGATGGACCCGGCGTCCGCGTAGTCGCTCTCCACCGTGGCGTCTACGTCCGTGTAGCTCGCCGCATTGTAGACGGCGACGGTATTTGTCGCGCCCATCGTGAGGCGGCTATTAGCCGTGTCCCACGTGGCCGTCCCGCCCGTCACGGTGAAGGCGCTAGACGTGTCCGTGTCGAAGCCATCGGTATGGTCGCTTCCCTGGTAGGCAAGCCCGGCGACGCTCCCGCCGTTGGTGGCCGTCTGCCACGTGGCGCCGCCGTCCACGCTAGTCTCCACAATCAGCGTCCCGCCGCCCGTGGAGGTCCACGCCACGGCGGCGCTTCGCGCCGTGCCCACCGCGTCCAGAGCGAGCGCCGGCGAGATGCGAACGGCTCCCGCTTGCGCGGCAAGCGAGCCGTTTAGCGGGAGCAGGTAGGACGAGTCCGCCGCCACGGGCTGAAAGACCACTATGCGTATCGCGTCCGCCGCGATTTGCGCCGCCGTGCGCTTCACGCGCGACGCCGCCACGTCCTGGTAGAGCGTGTTGGCGTGGTTTTGGGCCAGTGAGTCCGAGCCAATAAACCACGAGGCCGGCATGGAGTCCGGCATGGCCGGCGAGCTAATGCTATCTACCTGCGTGCCGTCCACGTAGATAAGCAGTGAAGTCGCATCCCAGGCGAGCGCGATATGGTGCCACCCGTCGCTCAGCAGGCTATCCGCAAAGCCCGTGGAGATGGTCCCGGTGGTCCCGCTCGCCGTCTTCACCTGCCACAAGTTGGCCGTTGGGTTGCGGAAGAGGTTAAAGCAATTGGCCGTGCCGCCGGGGTCCCCTAGTCCCATCAGGAAGTCAAACTTTGTGGCGATACTGCGGCGTACCGTCGCGTCGAAGTAGGCGCGTAGCTCTATGGTCCCCTGATTGGGCGAGAGCGTGGACGCCGGGAGCGCGAGGGACTCCGCCACCCGCGCCGTCCCGCCAATCTGCCACGACGTAGGGTACGCCTTCGCCTCGATTTGCAAGCCGTCCAGCCAAAAGCTCGTGGCTTGGGCGCTCGTGCTCGTGAAGACAGCTAGTGTGAAGGTGGTCACGGGACTTGCGCCCGTCGTGAGTGTCGCGCTTACACGTTGCCACGCGCCGGTCCCGGTAAATGGGACAGTGACGCTTACGCCGTTGGTTTGGTCATTCAGCTTAAGGGAGAGCGTCTTGCCGGCGGGCGCCCATACCCACGCGCTCCCGGTATAGGTCGCATTGGCGCTAGCGCTGATGG